TCACAAAACTAAATAGATTTGAGGGTAGCACATGAATCGTAAGAACCTAGTTATTGCGCTAGTTGTTTCATTGGCTGTCACAGGAGCAAGTATGTTCTGGACAACCAATCCTACAAAGGTAGGCAGTAATGAAGTTTCTGAAGTTCCTAGTGTTGTTGCTGATGTACCAACAACACTAGAACTACCTCTCTTTAAGTACAGTCATTTCAATGAGATGGTGTTAAACGTACAAAAGGGAAAAGCAGAAGCTACAAAGAAGGAAACACAAGTAAGGAAAGCAGAGACTGTAAAGCCTGTTGCCGCTGTTAAGAAAGTTGAAAAGACAGTTGCAACAAAGAAGAAAGTTAATTCTTTCAGAAAGTATGATATCCCTCTTAGTGACAGTATGCAATCCCTCATTTGGGAATTGTGTAAGAAAGAAAATGTTGATTATGAATTAGTTTTAGCAATTATCTCAGCGGAAAGTTCGTTTGATGCTAAGGCTGTTTCTTGGGATAACAGCAGTCGTGGATTAATGCAGATGAACACTAGGACAACTTTCTATCCTATGGCTAGAGAGCTAGGAATTAAGAGTCCGAATGTATTTGATGCAGAAGATAATGTTCGTGTTGGAGTTCATTATATTGCAACACTTTTTGATGCATGGGACAGCAAGTACTCAGGTAGCCTGTTACAGAAACATGCTATTTTATCGTATAGATTTGGAGTTGCAGGCAGTAAGCATCGTAGTTTGAATCATTCATATGTTCGTAAAGTTGAGAGGATTCAGAAGAGTCTTCGGACAAAAGGAGAATTGAGTTAATGTCTAAATTTAAAGTTGGAGATAAAGTTAAACTTAGTGAAATTGGAATTAAGAATCTGACTCATTCAAATGGTGAGCTAAGCACATTTTTAAAAGCAATTGTAGATTCCGTTGGCACTATTGATCAAGTTAATGAGATTGGAAAATGGAGTGTAACAGCTTTGTTTGAAGAATATAAATATGGTTCTATTTCTTTTATAGACGAAGAACTTGAATTTGTCGAAGATGAGACTCTATCTTTTACAGGTGGTCATGACGCAAAGCCAGATGAAGAAATTGGTAAACCATTTATGAAGGTTAGTTATACGTTTGATGCAAATGAAATGAAAACACCTCATACGAAAACTCTTGAAGGGCAAGTCACTGGACTTCCATCGTTTTTAGTTGATGATGGTGGATTGACTATGACAGGCAACGTTGTCTTTCAGGATAAACCATCAAAGCAAGCTGGAAAGTTTGAAGTTAGAGCTAAAGAACTTGGAGCAATGGTAGATGAAAAACAACAGGCTTATGGAAATGCTACAGAACAAACTTTTAAAGCTATGAAAGTTTTCCTTGAACCTTATCGTGTTAATGGTGGATACAAGATTTCAGAAGATTTGCTAGCACATATTTTGCTTCAGGTTCGGATTATGGATAAACAGTCTCGTATTTTCAGTAACCCAACAGCAGATTTGATGGGTGAAAGCCCTTACAGCGATATCGCTGGCTATGGACTTTTAGGTAGTGATTTGCAAGAAAAGAATAAAGTAGAGTAATATCGGTTGCGCTTATCAGAAAATAGTATGATAGGCGCAAAACTTTTTTCATAGAAGCTATTGACAAGTGAAATAATAAATGATAGAATTACATCATAAAGACAAGCAGAACAAGGAGATGTTGAAATGTCTGATAAAGAATATGAACTTACTATTGAATCTGATGATTCTCAAGCTATTATTATGTACAATGTTGCACTTGAGGATGTTGCAAGTGTAGATGAACCTATTTATTTGGGTGTTCTTGATAAGCTCAATGGTGGAGCAAAATCCATTGGTCTTACTATCGAACAAGCTGAAGAAATGGCAAAAGGCTTGCTATTCATGGTCAGAGAAGTTAAGGCAAAGGTTGCGAAGGAAACACCAAAGACAGAACGTGAACTTCAAATCTCCTACATCAATCACTTAGAAAACAAGCGTTATGGCATTGCTAGCATGTTCCATGCTTTGACTTATGGTTCTTGCGTGTATGCCGCTGAAGGTTTAGAAGAGCAAGCAAAATTCTTTGGAGACAAAGCTCTTGAACTAATGTTTGAGATTGTTGATATTGATAAAGAGCTTGATGAGTTGATTGAAGAAGTTGGTTATGATTATAGAATCAAGGTAACTACTGAGGAGGCTTAATCATGGAGATTATTAATCTGACACAAAAAGAGTCTGTTAATCTAAGGCTTGGGGACGTTGTTGTTGTCACTGAAGAAAATTTAGTAGAGGGAACAGATGATTTATATTACTATATGATTGTTCAATGTGGGGATGAGTTTTGTGCATTTTCTCTAGATTTATTTAGGGTTATGATGAGTTCAGCGGCAGATAGTCCAGAAGATGTTCTTGAGTATTTCGAAGGTGAAAATATCACGATTGTACCAAGAGAGAAATTATCTCTTACACTTAATTAACAAATGCAATAATAAATAGAAGGGAGAAGGATGGTCAAAAATGGAAGAGCAGGAATACCTCACAGTAGGAAATCATATTGCCGCAGATTTTTGGGGCGTTGACTTTGATAAATTAAATAATATTGATTATATGTACCTTCTCTTGAAGGTTGCGGCAGAACTGTCAGGAGCTACAGTTCTTGATCAGTGTCTGAAGCAATTTAATCCAAATGGATGCACAGTGTTGTTATTACTCTCTGAATCTCACGTTTCAATTCATACTTATCCAGAGAAGGGCTATGCAGGATTTGACATGTACACATGTGGCAATACTGTAGACCCTCTCAAGGGATTTAAAATAATTAAAGAACGTCTTAATCCAACACGTGTTCATATCAAGGAACTTAAGAGAGGTCTTGGAGAAGATGAGCCAATACAAGTATTTTATGTAGAAGGTGAGTAAATGCCATTAGTTAAGTGTCAGATTTGTGAACTTAAAGATACAGATAAAACTGAAATGGAATGCGAAGTCACAACATATGAAAGTGGTTCAGTAACACGTAAGTACTATCACAAAGGAAACTGTTGGGATAATTATCTGAAGCAAAAAGCTTTTACTGACAAAGAGAACGAAGAGAAGGACTATCTTGATAGTGTCATCAAAGAGATTCATGGTATTGATCTTGTTCCTAGTCAGTTCTTCAGTGGATACTTGCAAGGATTACGCAATGGAAACTTCAAGTCTCAGAAGAAGATCAAGAAGAGTAAAGAAGGATTCTCTTACAAATTGATTGCTGACACATACTTGCATTGCAAGGATGATATTCAGTACTGGAGAAAGAATAAAACTTTTGACAGTACAGTTTCAGAGCTTCGATATTGTCTATCAATTGTTGTTGATAAGCTTTCTATTGTCAAGAAGAAGCAAGAACGTCTTGAGATGAAGAAGAAGATTGAGAAAGCTAAAGATTCAGCAAAGCAAAATGATGATTCAGTAGCATTTGAACAGCGCGAAGTAAAGTTTAAGAAGAAGAAGCATGAGAATGATATTTCAGATTTCTTAGATTAGGAGATGCTTAAATGATTAAGATTCTGCGTGGAGATGAGAAACTAGATTTCTTCAGAAGTATTCCAAGCATTCAGGCAATGTGGACACCAAATGTTTTAGGTGTTATTGATCAAGATGATGGAACTATTTACATCTTGAAAACAAGATACACTGATGCACAAACGGAAGCTCTGACAATTGATGACTTTGAGTACTTTGAGAATATCAAGTATGACCATGATTTTTCTAAGTTTTATAAAAAACACATTCTTGTTCCAAGATTAGGGAGTAAATTATAATGAGAAACTTTGTAACTAAATTTGTATTGTCTGAAAAAATACTTGAAAAAAGTGGTGGAATCGGAAGAGGAGTAACTTTTACCCTATCTGTTGGTGAAGATGGAACTAACTATGCATCTTGGGAAAATGAAGAATGGATTGTTCCAACTGGTGAAGTAGACTATCCACAAGAAATGGTAGATAACAACTTTAAAGATGGTTATTGGATTGCATTAACGTATGATGGCTCAGAGGTTATTCACTAATGGAAGAGTATGACGTATACATGGAATTCTTTGAGATTCCTCAGACAGCAGAAGATAAGCGCAGAGCTATGATTGAAATGTTTAAGACTATTATTGACGATGATACAGCAACAGTCGAAGAGAAGCTTATTGGTATTAACAATTTTGTTACAGCATATTTCAAGGTACAGGGGAGTCTATGACTCCCTGATTTTATTAAGGAGTGGGTTTCATGGCTACTACTAAGACAACTAAAACTAAAAAACCAAACCCAAACAAAGAGGTTATTGATAAACTTAAAGAAGAGGTATTGATTCCAGAGGCTTATATTACAGCTATTTTCTGGAATGACCCTGCACAGTATGATTTTATTCCAAAAGAGAAACTTGATACAACTTCATTTCTGAATGAGAATTGGGGCTTCTGGTTTGGACTTGGACGCTATATGTATGCTGAAAAGGGTGTAAGAAAGTTTGACGATATATCTATTATGAAACACGTTAAAGACCTTGGATTGGAGAAGCACTTTGACAAATACGGTGGATTTGAGTCTGTTAGAGAGGTGCAAGAAGAGGTTGAAGGATTCGAAGAGAACCTTGACGGATACTATAAAGAAGTTAAGAAATATGGAATGATGGTCAATCTTGTTGAATGGTTCGGAGCAAGAGTTGCAGAATGTAACGACAAGTATGACTATAAAAAGATGAACAAGGAACAGCTTCACACTTACTGGCTTGACAAGATTAACAAGCTGGCAATGGATGGAGATGCAAGGTATGAAGAGCATTTCCTTCTTGAAGGAATTAGAGAGTCAGTAGACCTTTGGGATGAGAATCCAAACATTGGCTTACCATTCTACAGAAGTAAAATGTGGACTAACATTTGCACAGGATGGGATTTGGGATGTCTTTATATCTACGGTGGTTTTGGTGGCTCTGGTAAGACAAGTTTAATCTTCAACAAAGTAATCATGTCCTGTATTGATGAAGGTGAAAAGCTTTTAATCCTTGCGAACGAACAAGGTATTGAAGACTTTAAGAAACTCCTGATTGCCACTGTCATGGGCATTAAGAAGACTTTCCTGAAGCGTCAAAGGATGAATGAAGGAGAATTTACTGAAGAAGAAAGAGAAAAAATTGCCAGTGCAATTGAATGGCTAGAACAACTTGAGAACTTTGATTCTAAAGTTGTAGCTTTTGTCTTCATGGAAGATTACATTATTTCTGATGTTAAAAAGATTATCCGTCATTATGCTAATCGTGGTTACAAGTCTGTTCTCATTGATACAGGTAAGCCATCCGAGGGTGATGGAGCATTTTCTATGGCTCGTTGGGAGCGCTTCACTGAAGATTTCAAAGAGTTATACAAGATGTGTCGCCCTAATGGTGGTGGCTTGAACCTCAGAATGTGGGTTAACGTCCAGCTTGCAGATACAGCGCTTACAAGAAGGTTCTTAAACGAACATGCGTTCGGTGATTCTAAAAAGATCAAAAACGAGGCTTCTGTTGTATTTATGGGTAGAGCTTTATGGGATGACGAATATGAAGGTGGAGACCATGAAATTGAAGCATGGAACTATGTCAAGACAGACCCTGATAATCCTAAACATGATCAATCTAAAGAATATAATCAAGAGTTTTTCAAGCTTCCACGATTCACTAAGCACAAAGGTAAGACTTATGAAAACATTTACTATGTTATCTTCACTCCAAAGAATAGAAGAGGAAAAGATAATAAAATGGGGCAGGATATCTTAGTGCTTAGAGCAGACCTGAATAATAATTCTTGGCATGAAGTAGGTTATTGCAAAATATTTGATGATAGAGCGTACTAAAGGAGAGATTGACATGGAAGATAAAGAGATTTTTGAAATTAGTGATGAAGAGATTATTGAATTCATTTATAATGACCTAAAAGAAAAAGGAATTCTCATGACCAGACAAGAGATTACATGGGTGATTAATTCTGAAATGGATTTCTATGCATTTAAAGGCATGTTATTTAGTCCAGAAGATGACTTGGAGGATGAAGGGTAATGTTTGGAACTTACTTTTATGGTCAGTTAATGAAGGATATTCTACACTTCTTTCTCATTCTAGGAATTCTATTGACATGTGTAGGAGTTTTAGTATATTATGGATTTACGCATTAGATTATAAGGAGTGATTAACTATGAGGATATTGGCTATCTCAGACATACATGGTAAGTATTACATGTTCAATCAACTACTCTCAAAACTCAACTATGACCCTAGAGAAGACCAACTTATCCTCTTAGGTGATTATGTTGACAGAGGTACGCAGAGCAGGGATGTCATTGAACAGGCGATAAAGCTACATGAAGATGGAGCAGTTGTCTTGCGCGGTAATCATGATCAGATGTTTATTGATGCTACTAATTTCAACAATGAAGACTTATTTATCTTTAATGGTGGTATGGATACTGTTGAGAGTTACATGGAAGACACTTGCTATGACTACAGTTATTATCTAGAAGGTATGAGGATTATCAGAGAAGACTATAAACATCATGTTGACTTTCTTAAGTTTGGAACTGAGTTTTACTACGAAACGGATAATCATATCTTTGTTCATGCTGGCATTAACCCAAATGCCAATCATTGGAAGTATACTGAGCCAGATGAGCTTCTTTGGATTAGAGATGAGTTTATACACAATCCTACACGAATTGAAGATAAGATAGTTGTGTTTGGTCATACTCCTACAATGAATCTGCATGATTCGGCAGACATTTGGTTTGCTGGAGACAAGATTGGAATTGATGGTGGAGCTTGTTTCGGGGGTCAAATGAATTGCTTGGAAATTAATGACGATAGTTATGTAGTCCACTCTATTGACAGGAACGGTAAATATAGTAGAGAAACTTGGAAAATAGTTGTTGACAAGTGTAACAATAAATGATAGAATAAAAGAGTAGAAAATAACAAAAACAAATGAGAGGTTGATATGAATGATTCTTCTTAATGGACAAGAACTAAATTTTAAAACATTCCCCAATGGGGAAACGCTTGTTGATGGCGAACAGATTGATAATATTGAGTACATTCTTAGAGAAGAAGTTTACATCAATGAAATTCTATTTAAGTATGAAAATGACAGTGATTTGATCAAGCTAATGTTCTTGAAAAAACATCTTGATAACATATGTTATAACACTTTAACATTTCTTACTATTGCTTATATGCCATATAGTCGCATGGACAGAGTTGAAGGAGATTCAGTATTTACTCTCAAGTATGTAACTGATTTTATTAACAGCCTTAATTTTGATAGTGTTATGGTAACAGAACCACACTCGGACGTTTCATGTGCCTTACTTAATAAATCATTTGCTAATTATCCTACCATCGATCTTCTTGACAAAGTAAAAGCAGAGATTGATTTTGACGATGCGAATGACTTCTTGTTCTTTCCAGACTTGGGGGCTAATCGCAGATACAAGAATGTCACAGGATATAATCAACTAATTGGTCATAAGGTTAGAGACTTTAAAACTGGTAAGATTAAAAGTCTTGATGTCATTGGTGATGCTAGTGGTCTTCAGGGAAGAAAAGTCTGCATTATTGACGACTTGTCAAGTTTTGGAAATACGTTCGTTATGAGTGCAGATAAATTATATGAACTTGGAGCTTCTGAGATTTATCTGTTTGTGACTCATGCAGAACATAGTATTTTTAAAGGAAGTCTGTTTAGCTCTCATATTAATAAAGTATTTACTACAAATACAATTATAAATGAAGTAGATGTGCCTGAAGCAGTTAAACCACTTATTAAAATCTTTGATGTAATTGGAGGAAAATAAAATGGATTCTTGGGAATTGGCAGAAGACATTATTGGAAAGCTGTTTGATATGGGTGTTATTGAATCTTTGGATTCTGAAGATTATGATTTGTTGTGCGAAGAGATTTCTAAAACTATTAAAAGCCATTTGGCTAACTATTAAAATAAAAGGAGATTAACTAAAATGAAAAAAACTAATTATCCAGCAACATTATTATGTGACTTTTACAAACTGGCTCACAAAGATCAATATCCAGAAGGTACTGAATACGTATACTCAACATGGACTCCACGTAAAAGCCTTATTAAAGGAATTGATAAAGTTGTAGTATTTGGTATGCAAGCATTTGTCCAAGGATACTTGATTGATTACTTCAACGAACATTTCTTCTCGCGTCCAAAAGAGGATGTTGTTGCTGAGTATGTTCGCTTCATCAAACACGCTTTCTTTGTTCCAAATCCTGATGCATCTCACATTGCAGACCTTCATGATCTTGGCTATCTTCCATTGCATATTAAAGCGATTAAAGAAGGTACACTTGTTCCTATGAGAGTTCCAACTGCAACTGTAGTCAATACTAATCCTAAATTCTTCTGGCTGACAAATAATATTGAAACACTTATGTCTTCTGAGAATTGGATTCCTTTGACAAGTGCAACAATTGCATTTGAATATCGTAAGATTCTTACTAAGTATGCGAAACTTACAGGTTCTGACATGTCTTTGATTGACTGGCAAGCCCATGACTTCTCCATGCGTGGAATGTCTATTGAATCTGGTAAACTTTCTGGAGCAGGACATTTGCTATCCTTCACAGGAACAGATACTATTCCAGCAATTTACTTCCATGAAGAGTTCTACAATGCGAACATGGAGACTGAGCTTATTGGTTCGTCTGTATACGCTACAGAACACAGTGTAATGTGTGCTGGAGGTCAAGAAGATGAGTACGAAACTTACAATCGTCTGATGACTAAAGTTCATCCTAAAGGCATTCTATCAATTGTATCAGATACATGGGACTTGTGGCATGTTTTGACTAACATTATTCCACGATTGAAAGAGACAATCTTGAAACGTGATGGTAAAATTGTTATTCGCCCTGATAGTGGAGACCCACAAAAAATTATTTGCGGAGACCCACTTGCTACAGATATTAATGTTCAAAAGGGAGTTATCCAACTTCTCTGGGAATGCTTTGGCGGTACAATCAATGAGAAGGGTTATAAGGTTCTTGACCCTCACATTGGAGCTATCTACGGTGACAGCATTACGCTTGAACGCTGTGAGGCTATCTGCAAAAACTTGATGGAGAATGGTTTTGCTACTAGCAATATTGTGTTTGGTATTGGTAGCTTTACTTACCAATATAACACTAGAGATACTTTTGGAAATGCTATGAAAGCTGTACATGTAGTGATTAATGGCGTGGAAAAAAATATTCTTAAAGACCCAGTAACTGACAGTGGAACTAAGAAGTCTGCAACTGGACGAGTGGTAGTTATTAAACTTGGTGGCGAAATCTTCCTTCAGGATGGACTCACAATTGCACAGCAAGAGTCTTTTGCAAACATTGACCTTCTTGAAGATGTATTCGTAGATGGTAAACTTGTACGTGATCAATCTTTGTCTGAGATTCGTCAGATTCTGAAAGAACAGCTTGACAAGTAATAGAATAAATGGTATACTGGACTAACATTACTAATAAGGAGTGTTAGTCTATGAGAAAGAAGAAAAAGAATAGTAAAGATAACTTATTGTCTGCAATAAAGCAATCTCGTAGTAGGGATTGGGGTTTTAATCCTACTAATAGAGTTATTCAGGACAAAAGGAAGAAGCAGAAAAGGGAAGCGTGTCGGAGTCGAATAGATGAAGAGTAAGCTTCCCTCTTTTTCTTTCAGGAGGGTTGATCATGACGGAAGAGGACAAAGAGAAAAGGAAAAAATTAATTGAAGAGATGAGATTTCATCAAAGACAAGTTGAAAAGATAAAGGATGAAATTGCTTCAATCAATGCAAGGTGTAAACATGAACATGCTTTTCTGGCAGATGTTTTCAAAGAGCATGGTAAGGGCAAAAAGATGCATGGATATTCTTGTCCTGACTGTAAGGATTATTGGACTAAGTTTGCGTAGGTGTGTGGTATGAGAAATGACTTGCATGAAATCAAACAGAGATTATTTGAGGAAGACAAAATAGAAGAACTGCTGACCAAGCTTGGGTGCAAAGACATTCGTTATATTGGAGGCAGATTTGAAGCTGGACTTCCTTCAGGCAAGAACACTAGAAGTGTTCAGGTATATAACAATGAAGCTCTTGTATCTAGAATTAGAACAAGAAGTGTCTCAGGTGATATCTATACTATTATAAGCTACATAAAGTTTGAGTGCGAAACTGAGGCTGAACGTAGTGATAATCTACCTCAAGCAAAGATGTGGGTTGTAGAAGAGTTTGGATATCATGATATTCTTGATAAGCATAAGAATAGAAAAGACACAAAGGATTATAATTTCTGGTTGAAAGACTTGAAGAAGAAACGCAAGAAGAAGAGAAAAATTGCGAATGTCAGACCAAACTCAGTGCTTAATGAGTCTATCAAGAAGAGTTATCTTATGTTGCCATATCAAGGCTGGATTGATGAGGGCATTGACTATGACACTCAGATAGAGTGGGAGACAGGATTTTGCTGGCAGTATAAGCGCATAATAAATATTGTAAGGAATTCTGTTGGAGATATCATAGGTGTAAAGGGCAGAACACTTGACCCTAACTACAAAGAGAAGAATGTTCCTAAATACATCTACATTGAGAAGCTTGACAAGTCAATTGAATTGTTTGGACTGAATAAGACACTACCTTTCATCTTAGACAAGAAAGAGGTCATATTGTTTGAAGGTTATAAGAGTGTATTCAAATCTTGGCAGTACGACTTTCGTAACTGTGCCAGCATTGAAGGCGATGACTTGTCCGATTTGCAAGTCAATCTCATTAAAAGCTTTGGATTAGATTGCTCTATAGTTCTATGCTACGACAAAGATAAGACTCCTGATGAAATCATAGAGCAGGCTAGTAAATTCAATACACGTAAAGTCTATATTGTACATGACTTTCTTAATTGGCTTGAAGGTGAAAAGTCATCTCCTGTCGATGAAGGTGTTGAAGTTTGGCAAGAGTTATACAGTGAAAAAATGTTATTGGAAGATTTTATCAAGTGGCATGAGAAGAACAAGCAGAAGACGGTCAAGAAGAAAAAATCTTCTAAATAAGGCTTGACTTGCCTATGAATATGTGATAATATTATAAATGTAAAGAGCAAGTACAATAATAAATAGATTACTGGAGGAAATGAAGATGAACAAATACAACAAGGTAGGCAAGTTTTATGCAACAGGTGTTCAAAAGGATAAGAATGGTGAGCGTAATGTAGTTCTTCCTCTGGAAGCAGAGACACAGATTCTGGCTGTTAAAGAAGCTCGTCAAATGGCTAAAGAAGCTGGTGTGATACTTGATTTGGTTGAAGTACGTCCACTGCAAGGTGTCCAGCTTGGCAAAGTTGAAACTATCCCTACTGTTCGTTTGAAAGATCGTATCAAAGCTCAACGTGCGGCAGAACTTCGCAAAAAAGGGAAGAAGTAATTCTTCTCTTCAGGGAGGCATAACAAATGAAAGATAAAAAGCTAGACATTGTAAAGTTTGCAAAGAAGGAACTTAAACTTCATTTGTTTGACTATGAAGAAAAGCATTTAAGAGATTATGAAGAGAGTATGGCTTGGTCTTCATATGATGAATGGGTTAAGCCACCACAAGAGAAACAAAGAACATATCAGATTTGGCTTCAATATCAAGAATACCTAAAACAATGGGAGGCAAAATAAAATGAAATTACAAGTTGGTCAGAAGGTACGTGCAGTTCAGGACAATTCTCCATTTTTCAAAGTTGGAGCAGTAGGTGTTATCATCGAAGTAGATGAGGAAAACGAGATGTATGACATTGACTTCTCTGGAGAAGATGCTTATGAATTTGTTGGGCTTACTGAAGCAGGACTCCAAGTAGCAGGAGAAGGTATGCATTTGAAGATGTCAAATGAAGAAGATGGCGAGTGTTGGGTTACAGATGAAGAATCTGTTGAAGCAATCGAAGAATAAAGGAGAATTTTAAATGAATTATCAAATTGGACAACATGTACAAATTATCAATGTCACAGACGCTGAAGGTGCGTACTTCAAAAATGGTGCAACTGGAGTAATTGTAGATGTCTACTCTGGATTCGTCTTTGTTGACTTTTCAGAGTCAGACCCTGCATTGTATACAACTGGACAAGATGGAAACAAAATTTGGGTTGTAGATAATACGCAAATACAAATTATATCTTAGGAGGAATTTGAAGTGGGAAAATTTCAAGTTGGTCAACGTATTCAAATTATTGATATTGACTATTGTGACTTCTTATGGTTTAGGCTTGGAGCAACAGGAGTAATCACTGAGGTTAGAGACCCTGAAGATGATGAAGATGGAACATTGTGTGTTGACTTTTCAAGATGTGATTTCAGATTATATACACCAAATGACAACGGAAATCAATGGACAGTTTGTAAGTATCAAGTAGAAATTTTAGATTAATTAAGGAGAATAGATATGGCTAACAAGAGAATTCAAAAGAAGCAAGGACAACAAGTGCAAGAAAATAAAGAGGTTGTAATTGATTTGCAACCAGAAGTACAGGAAGAAGTGACAACTGTTAATGAGAACGTACAGGCAATGAAAGCAATTGAAACAGAGAACAGAGGCGAAGCTCATCATGCGGCAGTGGGTGTTCTGATTAATGCTTTAGTTGATTTAGGACAAACTGAACTGGTTGATGCATGGTTAGAGCTTGCCAAAAAATTCGGAGGATTTGATTACGTATAATCCTCACCAGAGAGGAGTGTCCAAATATGATGTTTCTTTTTGTCACTGGTTTGGTAATAGGATTGGCTTGGGCTTTCTTGGATGAAATTAGAAAACCTGCACAAGAACTTGAAGATGAAGAAGAATAAACCATAAAAAGGAGAATAAAAATGGAAAACATTAAACGAATTACACCAGAAGAAGTTTTGTGGTCTTATAATGAAACTGGTCTTAAACCAAGACAAAGAACTTTCTTCGGAGATGGAAGTTGTGCATGTGGTCTAGCAGTTTTGTATAAGGCAAATGGTGGAGAAGATTTGTGCGGAGATGCAGTAGTTGATTATGCGAAACAGAAGCGTTCCAGACTATATGTTAGTGCTTTTATGGATGGATTTGATGGATTCAAGTATGAGTTAGAAGGAAAAGGATTTTTTGAACATCTGGCAAAAGTATACAAGGATTTCAGCATGGAAACATACCTTGCTGGATATCAAGATGGCAAAGAGTCATGGGAACTTGCTTCGAAAGAACTGCTGAATCAGGAGGGTTGATATGACAACATACTTCATCTATTTTGCAGAAGATGACTCATTCATTGGTGCTGGAGAGTGTAATCTAGAAACAATTGGAGAGATTCACTTTGAAATTAACAAAGCAATCACAAAGGATACGAATGGTGCTAATGCATATCTTCGATTCGGAATTATCACCAGTGAGAAAACAAACTTCCTCAAAGAAGCTCAGCAGACAGATGATGTTGTAGAGTATTTAAGAGGGATTATAAACCAAATCCACAATCTGGAGGATGAAGAAGAGTGAGTATTATTGCATTGGTGATTAATATTCTTGCTTTTACATTATGCTCGTATGCCGCTATGCGTCTTTACGATGAGAACAGAAAGCTTGGAAGCTCATTTATGGTCGCATTAGCATTACTCAATTTCGTTTATGTGATTTTCGATGTATATACTATGCTTGGAGGAAATATAAAATGATCTTCTCAATCGTTATTTTAATCCTAACAACTATGATGACTATTGGTTGTGCTGTACATGCAATTAACAGAGATCGTAAGATGTGGGGTTTGACTTTTACAGTCTTAACGGTACTTAATTGTGGGGTTATTATTCACTTACTACAATAATTATTTATAAGCAAAGGAGCGCTCTATATGAAAAGAGAAAAAAGAGAGCCTTTGCTTCAATATAAAGACAAAGACAATATTATTACAAAACTTTTGAAAATTAGAGGAGTCAAAGATGCAAAAGAATTTTTGACTCCAACAGCTAAATCTTTAAACAGTCCTTATCTGTTAGCTAACATACAAGAAGTGGCAGATAAGATTATTGAAGCAGTTAAAGGCAGTAAGAAAATTACTATTAGTGCAGACTGTGACACTGACGGACTTACTTCTATGGCATTTTGCTTTAGATACTTAATCCAATTCACAGACAACTTAAGCGTGGTTTACAATCAAAGATCGCAAGGTCATGGCATTGAGAATCAATTAGAATACATTGAAGATGACACAGACCTTCTTATCGTTTTAGATTCATCTACCAACTCAACAGAGGCTTGTAAAAGTCTTTCAGATAAAGGTATTGATATTGTTATCATTGACCACCATGAATTTGAGCAAGACAATCCTTATGCTACAATTGTTAATCCCCAATTGGATGATTATCCAAACAAAGGACTTAGCGGTGCAGGAGTATTGTACAAAGTCCTTCAGGTTGTAGATGAAATAATTGGGTCAGGAACAGTTGATGATTTCATAGATTTGGTTGCAATTGGTATGCAAGCAGACATGATGAACATGGATATCATTGAGAATAGATATCTGGTCAGTCAAGGTTTGAAGAACATTACCAATAAGGGCTTGCTGGCAATATTAAAGAATGCTAGCACAGACTTAGATAAGATTAATGCTCAGACAATTAGCTTTACTATTGCGCCACTTATCAATGGTGTATCACGTATGGACAGAATTGAATTGGCTATTGATTTACTTACAACTGATGACATGGAAACATGTCTTGACATAGCAACTGAAATGAAAGAAGTAAATGAGAAACGTAGAGATATTGAGAGAGAACTGTATGCTCAGCTTGTCACCACAGTCAATCCAGATGATAAAGTTATCATTTGTGTACATGAAATTGAGAGTAAAAGTTTTAATGGGCTTATTGCAAACAAAATAGCTCAGGAGTTTCAGAGACCAGTTCTAGTGATGCGTGATCATCTAGGCACTGTTGCAGGAAGTTTTAGATCATATGGCGACTTTCCAATGAAGGAGTTTCTTAAGGATAAATCAGTAAGAAAGTATATCAATTACTCTGTAGGTCATGAGATGGCTGGAGGACTTGGATTAAAGACTGAAAATCTAGAGAAATTCAAAAAGGTAGTAAATGAGAAGCTTGCAGATCAAGTATTTGAATCAAAGATTGTGTATGACCTTGAACTAAACGCCGATCAAGTTACTCCTTCATTGATTAAAGATATAGAGAAGTTTAATTATATTACAGGCAATAACTTTCCAGTTGCTACCATACTTGTAAAGGATGTATTTGTCGAAGCTGAACCTAAAGTGTTAGGCAAGACAAGGGAAACAGTCAAGATCAAGTGTGATGATATAGATATAATTAAGTTTAAAGTAGATGAAACTTGGGGTAGTGACCTTAAACCTTTAGATGTTATTGATGTTATAGGTCAGTTACAGTTGAATGTTTATACAACAGCATGGAACGGTAAGACAACTATCACACCACAGATCATAGTGGAGGATTATATTAAAAAAGATTAAAGAAACTATTGACAGATGAAAGAATAAATGATAGAATAACAATATAAGAACAAGACAAATAAAACATTGGGAGAGTTGATCGAATGAGTAAGCGTGTTGAAACCTTGAAACAGTTACGCGATTACGTTGAACAGGGAAAGAATATAAGGCATTATTATGTCGAAAAGGTTAATGACCAATTTAGTGAAACTTGCTACTGTGCAGTGGGTTATCTTGGACACCTATACGGATTGAGTGATGGTCAACTTCTTTCGGCAAAAGGTGACATTATTGGGACAGACACTACAGAATGTATCATGGACATACTATCTTCTGATTTTAGTCAAATGGAACTGCTTGAAATTCAAAGACTAAATGATGATCGCTATGCTGATGTCGAAATTATGATTGATTACATTGATAGACTGATTACAGAACCTCAAGATAAAGGAGAGTTCTAAATGAAATTCTCAACCAAACTGTTCTTGACAGCATTTCTGATTCTTGTAGTTGGATATCTTCATGAAGTATTTAGTCCAGTAATTGAAACACAAATTGCAGTTGGTCAAGCTGAAGACACAACAGCATCATACACAAATATGCACACATACAAATGGTTCATTGATTATTACTGGGTTCTGTGGATTGTAATTCCTGCTCTCTTCTTGGGCAAAGATGTTTATCAGCTTATCAAAAATAAAAATAACGAAGAAAACTAATTGGAGGAATTTATTAAATGAACAAGAAACTTAAACTAGTAGCTACTGGCATTGCACTTGTTGCACTTGTTGCAACAACCACAGGATGCAGAAAACCTGTAAACGTACCTGAATTCGTAGATATTCAGCCAAACGAAACAGCATTCCTCATTCCGTTGGAAGGTAAAACAAGCAATCAAGCGGCATTTGATAGTGAGCAATTCTTGCAAGATTCGAAAGTAGCAACTAAACGTATTGAAATTCCTCATCGTTGGGTTAAGACAGGACGCTATGGCTGGCAAGGTGTATGGATGGATACAATGGCTGTAATCAAGGTTGACCGCACTCAGGAGACACGTGAATGGACAGCAGAATCCAATCAAGGGGTTAAGGTGCGTAGTAAGGATGGCATTGGATTTACAGTAGGTGTTAGCGCTACAAGCGGTATTGCAAATGACAATGATGCGGCTAAGTTCCTCTACAAGACAAGTGGTAGCAAAACTCTAGCACAAGTAATGGACAGTGAGGTTCGTAACCGCATTGAGACTAAGCTGATTGAACAGTTTGCTAAGTATGATATGACATATATCAACGTTAACAAAGGTGCAATCATGGAACTGGTAGCAAAAGATATTGTCACTTATTTCTCTGAACAACGTGGACTTACAATTGCAAACCTTGGCTACAAAGGAGATATCGTATTCGATGACCCTAAAGTTCAAGAAGCTTTGAATGCTAAGTTTACAGCTTTGCAAGAGCAAGAAGCTAAGATTACTCAGAACCAAACTGCTGTTGATACTGCTAATGCACAAATCAAGGTAAAAGAGGCTGAAGCAAAGGCTAAGATTGCAGAAGCACAAGGTATCGCAGAGGCTAACAAAAAGATTCAAAGTTCTTTGACAACTCAAGTTATTCAACAGGAATGGATTGACAAATGGGATGGAAAAGTAGCAACTATTCAGGCAGGAAATTCCAGCAGTATGATGATTCAAGTTCCTTCTTCTGACAACAACAAGTAAACGGCATCTTTGACAAGACTATGAATATATGATATAATGTAATTTACCATTAGAAAAATGGTCTTGAATAAACGTGTCACTCCTGAGAGGGTGGCACGTTTACTATTCTAAAGGTTTATATACATATATCATGTGCAAGATAAAGAAGGAGAGAATTATAATGCGTGTAAAAAAGAGAAATGGAGAGTCGGAATATTTTGACTTTAAAAAGGTAGAAAAAGTATTTAGATTCGCAACTAGTGATGAAAGATTTGTAGAAAAGTTTCTTTCTGGATTTCAATTCAATATTAAAGATGGTATGACAACTAAAGAATTACTTAAAGCTTCTATTCAATTTGCATCTGAACATATTACTGTTTCAGAGCCTCAGTGGGATGGTATCGCTTCCAAGCTTTATCTGTATGATATGATTAAAGAAGCAGGAATAAATAGAAGTTATTCAAAGTTTGGCTATGGTAGCTTTTATAAGTTGGTAAAAGACCTGACTGAAAAAGGATTGTACGACAAGCGTGTACTAGAGAATTACACAGAAGACGAAATAAATCAATTAGACTTATATATTGATCATTCTAGAGATGATCTATTGACATATGTTGGTATCACGACTTTGGCTAAACGCTATTGTATTAGAGGATTTAATGGTGAGATTCTTGAACTTCCGCAAGAAGCGTTCATGGGTGTTGCAATGTTCCTAGCAATTCCTGAGAAGCCATCTGAACGTCTGTACTGGGCTAAGAAGTTTTATGATGTAATGAGCAAGCTAGAAATGACTGTAGCGACTCCTACTATGGCTAGCGCAAGAAAGCCGCAAGGACAGCTAAGTTCTTGCTTTATCGGAATGCCGCCTGACTCTCTTGAGGGAATCATGTATGCAAATGATATCTTCTCTCAAGTGTCCAAGTTTGGTGGAGGCATGGGAATGTACATTGGTAAGATTAGAGCATTAGGTTCTGATATTCGTGGCTTTAAAGGCACTAGCGGTGGTACAGTTCCTTGGATTCGTATCTACAATGATACAGCGATTGCCTGTGATCAATTGGGTGTTCGTAATGGTGCTATCAGTATCACACAAGATATTTGGCATCGTGACATTGAAGAGTTCTTTGAGCTTAAAACTAACAATGGTGATGAGCGCAGAAAGGCTCATGATATTTTCCCTTCAGTAAGTATTCCTGACTTGTTCATGAAGCAGACTTTCAGAAAGAAAGATAGAGTTCGTGATGGAAAATGGTATCTATTCTGTCCACATGAAATCAGAACAGTTAAAGGATGGAGTCTTGAAGATTTTTGGGGAGAAGAGTTTGAACAGAAGTATTGGGAATGCGTAGATGACGAGAGAATCCCTAAGAAAGAAGTTAATCCACTTGATCTAGCTAAGAAAATTGCTGATGCTGATGGTCAAACTGGTACTCCATTTATTTTCTTTAGAGATACAGTTAATCGTATGAATCCTAACAAGCATGAGGGCATGATTTATTCTACTAATCTCTGTGTTGAGATATGCCAAAACATGTCAGCACAAGGTGCTGTTACTCGTCAACAAATCGTTTTACCTAGTGGAGCAATGGCTGTTGCTGAAGTTCGTGAAGCTGGAGACTTGGTTGTATGTAATCTTGCAACCCTAAATGTTGGTAGAGTCAATAAGAAAGCTCACATCTTTGAAGTTGTTCCAACTATCGTTCGTATGCTTGATAACGTTATCACAGTTAATAGTTTGCCTGTAGAGCAAGCAACTATTACAAATAATAAATATCGTGCAATTGGTCTTGGTATTGGTGGATATCACCACTTCTTGGCTCAGTATGGAATTGCATGGGAGTCTCAAGAACATCTTGATGCGGCTGATGAGCTATGTGAATGGATTAACATGGCGGCAGTTAAAGCAAGCGCTTTGCTTGGCATTGAAAAAGGCTCTTATCTGGTTCACAAAGGTTCTGACTGGGAGACTGGCGAATACTACAGACTTAGACAGTATGAGTCTTCAGAGTGGAAAGAAATTGAAGCATTGACTGCTCAAGGCATGAGAAACGCAAATATCATGGCAGTTGCTCCAAATGGCTCTTCTAGTCATTACGGAGGCTACACACAAAGTATTGACCCTGTATTTGGATGGGTTTACCTTGATGAAAAGAAGAAGCAAGTAATTCCTGTTGTTGCTCCTGATCTTGACAAGATTTCTCCCTTCGCTTACAAAACTGCTCATACCATTGATCAATCATGGAGCATTAGAGCGGCGGCTAAGCGTCAAAGACATATTGACCAATCACAAAGTTTCAATCTTTACATTACTCCTGAAACAACAGGTGAAGACTTGCTTAAACACTACTATGACATCTGGAGATTCGGAGTCAAGACTAAGTACTACACACGTAATCAATCTAGCGTTGTTGAGAATTGCGAATCGTGTTCTGCATAAATACAATATAAAATGGGCTACTCTTAACTGAGTAGCCTGACATACACAAGGAGGATTATGAATGTCTGAGAACAAAAAGAAGTTATTTAACCCTGTAGATATTGATCTTGATGAGCGTAAACTAATTAATGGTGAAACAAATGGTATTATGATGTTGTCTGAAAACAAGTATGATTGGAGTTACAAGCTCTATAAGCATATGATGGGCAATTTCTGGATTCCAGAGGAAATCGCTTTAAGCGCTGATCTACTTCAATATCAGAAAGACTTGACTCAAGATGAGAGAGATACCTATGATAAAATCCTTTCATTCCTAGTGTTTCTAGATTCTCTTCAAACAAAGAATCTTCCTAACATTGGAGACTATATTACTCTTCCTGAAGTAAATTTACTTGTAACTACCCAAGGATTTCAAGAAGCTGTTCACAGTCAATCTTATGGCTATATCATTGACAGCGTTCTTCCTAATAAGAAAAGAGAAATTTACAAGATTGCAGTTACTGACCCATTCTTGATCAAGCGCAATAAACTTATTGCTGACTTCTATGAGGAGTTTATTGAAAATCAAAGTCCTAGAGGATTCGTAAAAGTGTGTATGGCTAACTATATCCTTGAAGGAATTTACTTCTATTGTGGATTTGCATTCTTCTATAATCTTGCTAGAAATGAGAAGATGACAGGAACAGCTACTGAGATTCGCTATATTCAGAGAGATGAATTGAGTCATTTGTCGCTATTCAAGAGTATCTTTAGAGAGCTTCGTAAGGAGAATCCAGAGCTATTCGATGAGTCTCTTGTAAATGAATTGCGTGACATGATGCGTAGTGCTGTAGAACATGAGATTGAGTGGGCTGAGTATGCAATTGGAGATAAGATTCAAGGTTTAAGCACTAGTCTTATGGATAAGTATGTTAAATGGTTGTCAAACGATAGAATGACTGGTATTGGTCTTGAACCATTGTACCCTGAGATTAAAGAAGACCCACTTACATTCGTAGCCCAAATGTCTAAGGTTAAGACGGATTTCTTTGAAGAAAAAGTGGTCGAGTATGTCAAGGGTGGACTTAAGTTGGACAACATTAAGCAACTTGATTTTGATGATGATGATGAGTAAGGTGATCAAATGAAATATGATAAACTTCCAAGAATTAAGATTGGTGATATATATGAAAACAATGCCAATCAAAAATATGAAGTAGTATCAAGTCGAAGAGTTGATGTTGGTAATGGTAGAAAAAATACCAAATATAAAGTGAGATTCGTAGAAACTGGATATGAGCGAGAAGTTGAACAGGTTGAAATTAAAAGGGGTAAAATAAAAGATAAAATGGAAAAATCTGTATATGGTGTTGGTTATATGGGTAATGTAAAAATGGTTGACCATAAAAATATTTATGGCATATGGTCAGCCATGTTAGAAAGATGTTACAACAAAGAAAACAAGAGTTATCATGCATATGGAGAAAAAGGTGTTCACGTTTGCGAAAGATGGCATTGCTTTGAAAATTTCTTAAATGACATAAAGAATATATCTGGATATGATGAAGAACTTTTCAATGATGGGAAACTGCATTTAGATAAAGACAAGAACCAAATTAATTCAGATGCAAAAGTTTATTCATTAGAAACATGTGAATTTCTATCTTTCGAAGAAAATATGAAGTACACCAATCATGATAATCAAAAAATACTTT